TGACACATTTAGCTCAGTTTAAGGGTCCGGTAATCGTATACGCTCTAACAACCGCTGTTGAGCCTGTCGTTTATACAGCATCTTTAGTACTGAGCTACCTCGCGGCGGCTAATAAATCAATAACCTTGACTGGAAATATTTCTATCGAACTGACAAGCGTGTATGCCGGAGGCGAAGGGATTATATACTTAACACAGGATGCAACCGGAAGCAGATTATTAACGGCTCTCACACATGCAGGACTAACAGTTAAATTTAAAGGTGGTGTAAATACACTTAGCACAACTGCAAACACAATCGACATGATCCGATATAACCGTTTTGGCACAATTTTATTGATTGAAATTGTCAAAGGGTTTTAGTTCACATAGACCTGCTTTTTGACAAAATCATTCCCCCTCTATTATAAATAAAAATACATGAATAAAACATACATACAGAAATCTACATCTCCCAAGCTCGACCTATTCTCCGCCTTCGGAATCACCACTAAGTCGATTCCAGACAGGCAGCTCGAAGTGAAGGAAATGTTCAAACGTGATTGGGTAGATCAGCAAGGAGACGAAGAATACGTTCCGGCTATTCCTATCTTTAAAGCCTACGAGCAAGATTTGGAATTTGTATATAAGGGGGTTTTGCGAACTGCATCTGAAGCTATCCGAACATTCTTAACCTACTTGCAAGGGGCAGAATTTTCACTGTATGATGAATATTCTCAGCGTGGAATCAGATGTCGTTACGTCAGCTATGATAGTAAGGCTCACCACAGGATAGTAGAGGAGGCGGTAGTTTTTACTGTAAAGGTGAAGATTAATAATCCTTTGTGCTACGTACTTTCGACCGCATCTACCACGATAACTACAACTTTCGATGTTCCGGCAATAGTATTCTGGGATGATGGAACTAACGCAACTTTTGCCGCAGATACCCCAATATCAAAAACATTTGCCGATCCCGATCATTTTGCTATCTTTGTATTGAATACAATCGTGAAGCAACCGACCAATATGGGCGACGTAATCACGACAGACGATGGCGATTACATAACATATTAATACCACATAGAATGAAATTCCCAAGCGAAATGTCCTTTAGAAGTGTTGTGCTTGATACGGATGCTATTCTTGTTAGAGGCAGTTCTGGAAATCCGCAATACACCACACCTGCCGCGATTATGGCTGGTAGGTCATTGACCATCGGAACATCATCGACTACCGCAGCAAGGGGAGATCAAGGATTAACTGCTTATAATCACTCTCAAGCAACTCATGCGCCCACTAATGCACAAAAAAACTCAGATATTACAAAAGCCGAGATAGAAGCGAAGGTCGGCACAATCCCCACAAGCTATGCTCCAACTAATGCACAAAAGAATAGTGATATTACTAAGACAGAAATTGAAGCAAAACTTACGGGGGCAATAACAACTCACAATCATGCACTACCATTAACGTCTAATGCGGCTGTTGGATATACTCCGTCTGATTATGATTTAATATGGATAGAAAAGTCAGGAATTAAATATCAGTGGACTTGGCTTGGGTTAAAAGAGAGCATGAAAGCATACATAGATGCATCTCCCGCTACGCCAGATCCCAACTCAATATACGTATCAACAAATGGTAGCGATAGCAACGCGGGAACACTGATCTCTCCGTACCTTACATTTGCGAAAGCTGTATCTGTCGCAACGGCAGGTAAGACGGTGATATTTGAGGATGGAACCTACACAGTTTCTTCCGGCACAATGGCGACGCTTTCTGCCTCTGGGAACTCATCTAATTATATTACATACAGAGCAAGAAATAAAGGTGGAGCAATTCTGGATGGAGGAAATACCGCGCTGTTTTGTCTTTCTGTATCTGGAAGTTATTTAAATATCGAAGGGTTTGAAATCAGATGGTTTGCAAGCGATTCTATGGCTACACCTTCAGGCGCGTCATGTCAATACGTAAACTTTAGGGATTTACATATCCACCATTGCGGTAGAGTTGGCATAGATTCGTCTGCACCAAACGCACAGACAGGAGTTGGAGGAACATTCTTTCATGACTTAAATCATAGCATAATAGAACGATGTCTATTCCACGATATAGGCAGACTAAGTCCCGCAGAAGGATTTAGTGCCGCTACTGGAATTTTGGCGTTTGACCACGCTATTTATATGAGTGGGTGCAGTTATATAACGATACAAAATAATATATTTTACAATTGTAATCGTGGATTTGCGGTACAATTATATGGTGATACCTACAATAATGATCATATATCTGTCATAAACAATACAATGGTAGATGGCAATCCGCAGCATTATGCCGGACACATCATGCTATGGAGTAGCATGAGTAATATACTAATAGCAAACAATATAATGGATGGTCACTATGATTACGCCATGCAATTATTTCAGGATGGGTATACATATTCAAATGTGATCATCACAAAAAACATCGCAAACGGCGGGAATGGACTATTCATGGTGTATAGTACCCTTAATGGGGTTACGCTCTCTAATAACTTAGCCGCAACTGATCCGTTATTTGTGGGTAGATCCACACATGACTATCACTTATCGTCGGGAAGTCCATGTATAGCATCTGGGTATGCGACAGGCGTGGCAACAGATTATAGCAATAATACCAGAGTCAATAACGATATTGGAGCATATAAATACTAAATGAAGATCATAAACACCAATACATGATAGTTTACTCAAAAGGAGGAACGCAATTATATTCTACGGGCGATTACAAATATACCGGATCTTTCATGTCTGACAGGTCGGCAAGTCTGAATGTAGAATCTCCGACGATGATCAACTTTCTGCCGGACGATTACGTAGATTTTCGTGGAGAACGTTTCGTTTTAGATTACGTACCAACCGCCAAGAAGATTGCTTCTGCTGGATCGGTGGGTAATGCCTTCTCTTATGAGCTTGCGTTTATTTCTATCGGACGTGGCGAATTGGAGAGATGTGACTTTCTCGACATTGTACTTGGCGACAATCTTCTTCACTACACTGGATTTCCAGAGGTGCAATTTACTGGAGATGTGCGGATGCTGGCGAATAGGATTCAGGCAAACCTAAACAGATTATACCCAAATCTGTGGACAGTAACCGTTGCTAACGGTGCGCCCACAACCGTAAAAAATATTTCCATTTCTGACGGTAACTGCTTGGATGCCTTAGCTCAGGCGCAGACTGCTTACGGGTTGAATTTTACAATCAAGAACAGGACAATTAACATCGGGGCAGTTGGCGTAGTCCATACGCCAATATTTGAGTACGGCAAAGGAAAAGGGCTTTACTCTATTGACAGAATATCAGTAACGGATGAAGCGGTAGTTACAGGGCTTAGATGTTATGGATCAAAGGATAATTTACCACTAAAATACAAAAAAGGGACAGGGAGCATATTGCCGACAGCACAGTATATCCCGTCCCTAATGCTTCCTGATTACGAAACGACAGGAATAGATTATCTACAAGCCTCTGCGGATAAAGTTCTAATCTACGGGATCAGGGAAGGCGTATTCAGGGATGAGAATATAAAGCCGAGCATTGAGGGAATGACTGGTGAGCAAATACGCGCGGCGGGTGGTAGCTCGGCGAGTAATGGTAGGATTGATGTGATCGTGAGCAGTACAGCCATACTCACTCCAGAACAAGCCGACTTTCAAATAACGATCCCAGACATCGGATTTAACATGAATAACTTTCTGGGTAACGATACGCTAAGGATTGAAATAACAGATGGCAGATTAGGTGGAGTTGCCTTGGATGTAACACAAGTAGTGCCATTTGTCGGAGGCTACACTTTAACGGTAAATCGTAACACTGATAGTAATTTCCCTCTGCCGGATGATGTTACATATCTTTCCGCCGGAGACCATTATGTTTTGACCGGACTTTTTATGCCGGATATTTACGTAAAGGCCGCGGAGATTAGACTGCGAACGGCAGGACTGGCATACTTGGCGGAATACGACCATAGTAAGGCGACGTATGCAGTGGGGGTTGGTGAAATGTATATGATGAATTCTCCTGTTTCTGCAACAGTAATGGAGGGGGATCTACTTCAGATCAGAGATACCGACTTGGGAATAAATCAACCTATCATAATCCAGCAGTTAAATATAAATTACGGAGGACAGATCCCAATATATGAGGTAGTTCTTTCCGATAAGCCAATAGCCACGACGCTAAATAGGATTCAAGACAATATCACTGCAATTCAGATCGTAAATAATATCACCAGAGAAGCGGCAGAAAAATTAGCGAGAAGAAATTCCCAATCGCTTAATAGACTAAAGGATTACACTTTCGATCCAATGACGGGTAAGTTCCGCACAGAAAATATAGAAGTTGGAAGTATTAGTGCGCTATATCTGGAAATGGGCGTGAAGGCTTCGAATTTCGTACTACTGGCAAATATAAAAACAAATTACTAAGATGGCAGATCCAAATAAAATATTTTTCAGTGCAGGAGTTTTAAACCATAGGGAAATATCAAATGCGCCAGATGATTATTCGTGGAATATGCCACAAACCATAATCACCCTTCCTGATCCAGCCAAGGTTTATTACATCTATGCGAAGTGTTCAAAAACAGACAGTACCGCAACTTGGGAAGCTACTGAATCTATGCTACGCTATGACAGTGACGCTAACTTCTATTTTTTCCGAATTGGCGTAGTTTATGAAGTTGTAGATGGAGTTCGTGGTGAGGCTTTCGATTATGGAAAGACGTGGATAAATGGACGGTTTATTACGACCGGAAGAATCCAATCCGTATTAGGTGAAGCAGGATCGTATTTCGATTTAGATACCGGAGTCCTGAAAATTGGCTCTGGAGCTTCTGGTTTAGAGGCGTTTGATGAATGGGCAGCTAAACAAGCAGAAATAGATGCTAATAGCACATATATTACAGCAGTGCTTCCGGCAGAATTGGCAGCACTCCAATCACAAATAGATGGGTCTGTTGATTCTTGGTTCTACGCTTATGTTCCAACCACAACAAATGAGCCAGCCTCTTTATGGACGACACCCGAACTGAAGCAAGCTCACGCGAACGATACATTTACAAATACAGCAGCCGAGGGCGGCTCGTGGCGGTGGATTCTTGACGGAACTTGGCAATGGAGAGCCATTACGGATTCAGTTGCAGTACAAGCATTAGCTTTGGCGTCATTGGCAAAAGATACAGCAGATGGGAAGCGAAGGATTTTTGTGGCTCAACCAACTAATGCGATGGCTTACGACATTGGAGATATGTGGGTTAATGCGACTTACAATACGACTTATGTAAATGAAATGCTACGGTGCGTCACGGCAAAAGTTGCCGGAGCTATATTTTCTATAAGTCATTGGCAGAAGGCGAGTAAATATACGGATGACACAACAGCTACGGCAGCTTTGGGTAATGCAGCTTCAGCATTGGCGGAGGCTCAGTCAAAACTGGCAATAGGAGCTGCGGCTGCTGATATAAACGCCAACACCACCACAATAAACGGAGGCAAGATAACTACAAACACAATAGTCTCATTAGGTAAAGTAACATCCTTCAATGGATTACACTTAGCCGATCCATCTTTGGTTGCCGGAAATCCAACCGACCCTTATGTTTTCGGGGCTACCCATGTCGGAACTGATCCGGCTTACCCTTTACTGTATATTGGCAGACGGCGCAGTACGCTCCCAAACGCAACAACCGATGGCGGTTTTATCGTGGCAAGGGATACCTTAGATGGTAAATATAAAATGCACGTTGGTAATAATCTCAACTTCGTAAATTGGGACGGGGATAGATTAACTATTGCCGGAGCGTTACTTACAAATACTAAAACCATAGTTAGTGGAGCAGAAGTTGATTTATTCGAAATAGTAAATGGCGCAATCGTCTTTAAGCTGCCATTGTCATCTACTGGAGATATTACGTCTTGGTCTACTTATGGCACAACTCCTACGATATTTGAAGCATTGGGCGGATATGTTGATGGCACGACAATTCAGTTTACTAATGGAAAACTTACCGTAATTGGCGGTACTGGCGGTGATTTAACTAATTATTATACGAAATCAGACAGCAACGGCAGATACTCTCTGCTTGGACATACTCATGCCATTTCAGTAATAAGCGGACTTCAGTCGGCATTAGACGGAAAATTGGCGACTGGGGGTAATGCGGCAACAGCCACAAATGCAGCTCAGTTAAATGGACGTTCTGATTATTTGATTTATTCTTCACTTAATCACAGCACTCCTTCGACTGGTAATTTTTCTATTGGCGAATATGCAAATAGAAATTATTTACAGACATTTAGCGAGCAACCTTTAGATATAAATCCGCTTGGAAATCCCGTCTATATAAATGGGTCTGCACCATACACGACAGGTAATTTTAACCCAGCCAACTATTTTCTTCGGGATGGAAGCCTAACAATGACAGGAACGCTAAATGGATTAAATGCTTCATTTTCTGAAATCACAGCCTCTAATGATGTTAAATTAAATAAAGGTGATGGTATAGTTAACACTGTTTGGGGTAATGGCTACGGTGGTGCGGTACAAATATTGAGAGATAACGCAACAACAAATAGATGGTCACGCATAGGAATAATTGCGGCTAATGGCGCATGGGTCGGAGGGATGAAGATTTCCGATAACTTAAACGCAACATTTGACGGCAACATTACCGCTCCGTCCGTCCAAGTAAACGGATTCATAACATCCAACAATATCATAACCGGAGCGGGCGGAAACTCAGGTCAATGGAACTTTGCATTTGCTCACTCAGGAAGAACAGATAATCCCCACTTAGTTACCGCTATTCAACTTGGGTTAGGCAACGTCACGAACGAATCAAAGGCAACGATGTTTACTGATCCGGTATTTACAGGATCGGCTACAGCTCCTATTTATAAGATCAAGAATGCTGGGGGAGTAGTTCAATGGACGGTCTCGGTCGGAACAGGAGAGAGATTGGAATTTAAAAATGCAAGTGGGGTGGTGGAGATGGTATTAACGCAATCCGGAGAAATTCATGCAAAAACAGAAGTAAACGCTTATTCAAGTTTGATATAATGGGAAAGATTTTAGAAATGCCTTCTTGGATTAATTCGTACTCTTTTAAGTCGAGTGTGAGTATTCCCACAAACAACAATGACGTGGTAGTTGTTGATGCAGCACACTTAGATGTTAGTAATATAGCAGTATCAGATATTAAAAACTTTTTAGGATCGTCATCTACGTCAGTTGGCGGATTGTGTCAAATGACAAACATTAATCAATTTGCAAGGTTTAGGCCGGATGAAAATCCGCCTTTTAGATTAGGTGATTTTGCAGGATACAACCACAACGCACTGCCTCCCTCGTCAATAGTTGGAATGACAACGACGACTGGGAAATCATATGAAAGCAGTACGGGACTGTTCCCCTTTACTGTTAGTTTGTCTGTAATAAAAGGCGAACGCGCACCCGACTTAGGGGAAACAGCATGGAGCGCAGCAGTAACAAAATTCACTTATAATGGCGTTATTGTTTGGGCTTCAATAAATATAAATTCAAGCAATTACGCATCGGCTCAATTCAGGGCAAATGTAGGAAGCGAAGAAACTGCAACTGTTAATATAAAAAACTATTATACAAGCGGAGTAGCATCATCAACAACTGGGGCAACATTGTTGGTTGGGTATGGTGACGGTCATACATATGGTAAATTGATAGAAGATCCTAACGACAATAAAGACTATTTGGTATTATTAACCGCTATTTCGCCTACCTTATATTGTAATTTCAGCGCAGGATTAGACTGGGACGGATCAAAGAAGTGGGTGTCTGTTGGCGCAATTGACCCGTCAGGATACAATTATGAGTATTCAGAATGGACTGCCATAAATGGATCAATTGCAAATACATTCGCTAATTACATAGCCGTAAATCTCGTAAATATAGGAGGCGTTCCAAATTCAGGAGACTTTAGTGTGCATATCACGGCTTCGTATCCGGGAATGATTTCAGTTAGTCAAACCATCACGATAAGCATACGAAACAATATAAAATATACACCACTTGAATAGGTCAATTTAAAATAAAAGCATATTGTTTAAATAGTCGGAGTCCTTCATTGCGGGCTTCGACTTCTTGTGGATCATCGTAATGTGACTTTTCGGAAACTTCGTATTTTAAACCGTTAAAAACTATTGCCTTTTTGTCTATATTAGTAAGCCTTCCAGTTTCGTATTGCGACATGTGAAATATTTCGTGTCCTAAGCATTTTAAAGCACCTGAATAACCGTTAGTTCCAGAGATAGTGATATTGTATATATTACCTGATCTTTCTACGAGTGCCGGATAAACACCATAAATTAAACCATTATATTGATGTATGATAATTACGACATTATCAATTTTTAAATCTTGCAAACATTGATATGCATATGTATCAAGATTCCATTCTGTAAGATTTTTAACATTGTTTTGCCCACTCAAGCTAACCGACCCTAACACCATTACCAAAACCATCATTAACTTTTTCATTTTCTTTTTATATTAGTGCGGCACAAATATAATACCTTTATACGACACTTCCAAATATTTCAGCAGATATTTTGCGAATGTCAAATAAATTGCTTATATTTGTCACAAAACAGCACGAAACACAACACATATGAACATTAAAGATTTTAAAGCCACAGACCTCGATGGAAACGAAATTCCAATGAAGGATGGCAACAAACTGATTGGCAATGCTATTTACTTTGCGAGTTCGGATATTTCCATCTGTGAGGTTGCGAGGAAAATTTACAAAGAAGAAGATTTCGAAACCTCTGAGGGCTTGGTGGAGTCGGTAAAGAACGCCAATAGAAGTCTGGCTCCTTGGTTGATTGAGCAATTTACTTTATTCTTACAAAATGCTAAGTAAAGAAATACTATTAAAGATCATGCCAAATGCCAACCATAACGGTAGGCTCGACGCTATGCTTCCTTACTTATTGGAGGGGATGAAGAAATATGCGATCAATACCAAATTACGCCATAATCACTTTATTGCACAGCTTGCTCACGAATCGGGCGAATTTCGCTACATGGAAGAACTTGCATCTGGTGCGGCTTATGAGGGCAGAAAAGATTTAGGTAATACTCAGGCAGGCGATGGTGTTAGATTCAAAGGCAGGGGACTTATCCAAATTACCGGAAGAGCAAATTATACCGCAGTTGGCAAAGCTCTCGGAGTTGACTTCTTAAGTAGTCCTGAACTACTGGAAACACCACAATACGCAGTGATTAGTGCCTGCTGGTTTTGGAATAGTCGGAACTTAAATGTGCTGGCCGACAAGGATGATTTCTTGGGTATCACTAAAAAAGTAAATGGCGGCACGAATGGCCTGTCTGATAGGAAAATGTATCTCGATAGGGCTGAAAAATATAACATATAACACTCATACTCAGTAAATGAAACTATCCCCATTATTAGTATCAATAATCGTAAACGTGCTTCTTATTGCAGCCGTGATTGTGGTGTTCCAATCCTACATGAAAAAAGCCGAAGAAGTCAAAACCTCTCAGGCAAACGTCAAGGCGTATACAGATGATCTCGTACAGACGAAAGATAAACTTGGCAGAGAAACAAGTCAAAAGTATATCTTACAATCTTCTATTAAGAACATCATCTTGGGTAATGCATCAGAGGTAAACGATCTGAAGACTGTACTCAAGGAACAAGACCTGAAACTAAAGAATCTATTATCGTATTCCAATATCGAAACGAGAATTGATACCTTCCTCAGAGTTGTACGTACAAGCAAGGATTCTCTATACGTATTCACTTTCAATCCAGAGTTCATTATAAAAGTTGGGGTTCAGGCAGATTCTGCTTGGTGCAATCCCTATTTAGTCAATAAGCAATTACTGATCTTTTCCGATAAGAGAGAAACTATATTGCCTCCGAAACAGTTCTTTTTATGGAGATGGCTACAACGCAGACACACTGTGGTTAAGGCGGTTATACGCAATTCAAATCCGGCAGTTAAAACTACAAGTTTAAATAGTACATATATAATTAAGTAAAATGAGAAAACTAATTCTTTCTTTTCTTCGCCCTTATGTCTTGCAACTTATGCGAGACCACATTAAAGTTACATCTGGTAAGAATGGAGTTACCGGAGTTATTATTGCAAGTGATCCGCCAAATCCATTTCCGCCTATTATCCCATGAATTATTTAAGGGTTAGTATTCGGTTAATTAAGCTATTCCCTATAATATCAACACTGGCTATAATCATTGCGTTTGTGTTGATGTTGTCGGGGGTTTCTATAATAAATTTAATTTCTATTCCTACCGCTTCTCCAATGTTCGTATGTGTTCTTTTATACTTTTTATCAAAGGCATTTAAGTTCTGTAAGTGGCATCGCATACTGATAATTAACCTATTTTTAGTTGCGCTAATATCATGGATAAATCTTGAATTTTATAGATTATCAAACATACTAATAATCAGAATCGTATTACTTATTTCAACCACTTCAATATTGGTGGCTACAATTTTATATTTCAAATATGGATGTTTTAAAAGCTCTATTACAAAAGGCGATTGATATGGTCGACAATGGAGAATGCGCGAATCTCACACAAGAAGAATTAGACACAATCTCGGCTATCATACATCAACCCCGAACATGTGGAAGAGAGGCTGCTGCCGAATACCTTGGATTATCACTAAATCGCTTTCACGAGCTAAGAAAAGCTGGTATTATCAGAGATCCAAGGAAGGTCAAGGGGCTGAAAGAGAAAATGTACTATTTAGCTGACTTGAAAGAAGCAAAAGAGCATATGCCAAAATAACCAAACACATCCGTACCACACAACCACTTGTAATAGAGTGGTTTTTTTGTGTCTAAAAGCCATTAGTATGTAGTATCAGTGCTTATTATTTTTAGGGTATAATTTATTTACAAACCTTAAAAATATTACAAAATGGCATTAACTTTAGACGGGACTACCACTCTCCCTGCAATGGGTGGAATTGGCGGAGGCTCAGGTCTCGCAGCAGGAGCAGGGGTTATTGGCGGACTTTTGCTTGGATCTCTTATTAATGGCAATGGTGGCTTTGGGGTAATCGCAATGGTGGGGCTGGAGCAGATGCAGCAGCTACGTCGGTTGTTTTAAACCCAGCTTTCCAATCACTGCAACAGCAGATTTCAAACCTAAACAGCGAAGTTGACAATAACGCAATCCTTGCCGGAATCACTTC